TCTTTAGTTGCAATATTAAAAATAATATTTGCTTGACTATTAACCATATCAATATCAATATAATCTTCATCTGCTACAGTATTTTTTACATAAGACCAAAAACTACCAAATGAATTAGGTGCATAATCTCTACCATAATCGGCAATTGATGAAAAGCCTAAATTATAAATTACTTCTTTTTCACCATTTGCACCATATGATGCTATATAATCATTCATCTTTTTAATTTCATCTTTATCAAAAGTTTTATATTTATGTCTATCCGTAATATTTTCATCAAAATCCGCAATCATCATTCTTTTCATCTTAGAAAGTTTATAGGCCTCTTTCATTTTTATACCAACCAAAATAGACTTTCTCAAATAGTTTTTTAAGTCAATTGAACCACTCATTTTTTTGAACTTTTAAAAATTACAAAATAGAAAATTTAAAAATAATTTATTGATATATATATATTTGTAAATATCTTTTTCAAAAATTAAATTAATTATTTGAAAATTATAAATATTATTTATTGATATATACTATATTATATTTTTGTTTAATATAAAAATATTATATATTTGGGAGGTAAATTATACTTTGGGAGATTTTTTTATCATTTGGGAGAAAAAATAGTCATTTGGGAGGCTAAATATTTCATTATTTTTTGTATATTCAAATATTAGACAATATTAAGAACATCTACATAATATTTTTATACTTTACAAGATATTTATGAACTTTTATAAAATAAAAATATAAATTTATCATCATCAAAATATTTATAATTATTAAGTTTTATAAAATTGTCTCCCAAAGTATAAATTATTATGTAGATGTTCTTAATATTGTCTAATATTTGAATATACACAAAATAATGAAATATTTAGCCTCCCAAATGGTCATTTTTTCTCCCAAATGGTCATTTTTTCTCCCAAAGTATAAAAATGCCTCCCAAAGTATAATTAATCCCAAATATATTTTTTAAAAATATACATAATTAATTATTTATTTTATATTAAATAAAAAATATTCTATATTATATACATCATAAATTTTATTTTATAAATTTTCAAAAATCAAAGTTCAAAAAAATAAAAATGCAAAATCGTTTTGCCTTAACTGAATCTGAAAAATTCTTTCTTGAAGAAGCCTTATTAATCACCGCTGAAAAGTATGAAAGATTAAGACAGCAACGAATTAATGCAACCAAAAAATGGAATAATGCACATCGTGAAAAGGTGAATGAATATAATAAAAATTATCAAAGAAAGATATATGCAAAGAAGAAAGAAGAAAGGCCAAAAGTTGAAAAAACTAAAAATCTTAGCGACCCTGAGCAATATAAAAAATACCAAGCCGAATATAGAGCAACTGCAAAATTGCGAAAGTTGCCATTCTTTAATTCTGATATTATCTTTTAAAAAATGGCTTACCCATAAATGAGATAGGATACCATCCAAGTATTAATTTTATTCCTTTTTTTTTGTCAATTTCTTTTGTTGTATAATGTGTATATTTATTTGGGTTAGTTTGTCTAAATCTATAATAATTTTCTTTTTCATCTATTTTATTATATTTAAAGCCGTGTTCATATAACCAATCAACACATTGCCGTGGATTCATTTTATTCTTTTTAAATATCACACTTTGAACTTCTGAAGTTGTATGCGATGCATAAGGTTCCATTTTTTATAGTTATATAATACAAAAAAAAATAAGTTATTATTTTATTAATCATATCTTCGTATTTTATCTTCATCTAATTCATAATAATTATTTGGTATATCTATAATATATCTATTATCCCTTGCATATGCAACACAATAATATTTAGACACATAATATTGAACCCATATATCTACAATTAATTTAGTTTGGTCATATATTTTTTTTTGTTTGCTTTTATGCTGTTTAAAATAAAACATAAATAATTTAATCAATGTATTTTTAAATTCTATTTTAGTTGTGTCTATTGGCCTTCTTTTAGGAACTTCACATAAAAATGTGCAATTTATTAAATTCATTAAATTTCTTTGTTTTAATCTATTTATTTCTTTTGCCATTTTATAATTATCACTTAATCCAATACCAATATATTCTTTTATAGTCATCCAAATTTCATTAGGAAAAAACATTTAAAAAAAATATCTAATTATATTTATCTAAATATTTTATTATTTTATTTTATTATTTAAACTGGATTGAATCCAACCTCTTGAGTTCCTGTAGGGGTAATAATACCAAATTTACTAATAGCAAATTCAACTGTATTAATAACACTAGATGAATTAGTTGAGATGGAAAAGAAAAGTATTTCTTCTTCAGGTGAGAATGTCCCCACACTTTGAGCGGTTGATATAACCATATTATTTAATGTTTGTCCATAATGTGTAGGGGTAGGACAACTACCACTTAAATTTGTAAACATACAATAACGAGTATTTGCTATTGGTGTTGTGCTAAAAGTATAAACTCTTCTTGAGTGGTAAAATGTTAAATCTCCAGGTTGCGGCTTAGTATAAATTACGATAAAAGGCGAATTATCTGAACTAACAGTGATGCCATTAAATATATACATATACAAACCTAACACATCGGCAACAACCATATTTAAATCTGCACCCACATACCAGTTAACTTTATTATTTGTGAGATAACTATTGATAAAATACCAGGCTGGGCTGTAGGCATATTGATTTATAATCGTTGTCGTAGGTGCTAATGCTGGTCTACCATCGGCAAATACCGCCAATGAAAAATTCTGTAAAATTAAATTTGTTTGTTTAATTTGCAATTCCGTTATTAGGCTTTCTACAGGTTGTAAAACTGGCACACCATTAAATGTTAAATCAGTCGTTGTCAATAAAGCAACATTACTACTGATATCGGTTATACTTAATGATGATGACCCCAATATTGATTTTTCAGTAGTTGTTAATTTTTCAATTACCGTTTCATAACTTTGTGATGTATTCCAATATGTCGGACTGCTTAACCTTGATACCCCACTTGAAAAAGCATTAAATCCTGTATTATTTACATTATCTTGTATTGCCAACCGCTCAAATGATAATCCACAAGCAACAGCATTTACCGTGTCTTGTATTGATATAGTTTGTGGTGATAATGAATTTTCATATGTATTATTATATATAAGTATATTGTCAACACCGCCACCGTTTGAAGTAATACCATTACTAATATTAACTATTGATTGTAGCCCAACTAATGGCCCAGCACTTCCAGTATGGCCAGTTGCCCCAGTCGGACCAGTATTTCCATCTAATCCATTATTCCCACTCGCCCCAGTATGGCCAGTATCACCAGTTGCCCCAGTATGGCCAGTATCACCAGTTGCCCCAGTATGGCCAGTTGAACCAGTTGAACCAGTTGCCCCAGTATGGCCAGTTGAACCAGTTGAACCAGTTGAACCAGTTGAACCAGTTGATGCAGCGGTGCCATCTTGACCCCTCGGCCCAGTTGGTCCAGTGTTTCCATTATTTCCACGGCTACCAGTCGGCCCAGTATTTCCCTGAAGGCCATTATTCCCCCTCGCCCCAGTTGGGCCAGTTGCACCAGTATTAGTTGCATCTCCCCTTAATCCTTGCGGTCCACGAACCCCCTGATTTCCCCTATCGCCTTCAATACCTTGCGGCCCTTGTAAGCCACGAAGGCCTTGTAAGCCACGAGGCCCAGTTGCTCCAGTAGGCCCAGTTGACATTTTTAAAAAATACTTTATAAATTATTAAATGGCTTATTAATTTATTTATTATATATTTAAAGTTTTATAATTTTTTACAAAAAAAATAATATAATTATTTATAGATTTTCAGTTATAATTAATACCTTTTCATCAGGTGTTAAATCACCGTCAGTTATCATATCATTATAATCATCAGTGTCCATTTCTAAAAATGCACTACGGACTATGCAGTGCCTCCCACAAGTTGCAATATTTGTTTTTGATTTTTGATGTGGATACTCATTATAATATATTCTAAATCCACTATCATATAATTCTTTTAATAAATATGGCTCATCCTGTTCAACTGCTTTTAATACATCAGATGATACATTTTTTTGGTATTCTTTACTATCTACTTCATTTCCATAACTATCATAAAAATATAGCCCCTTTTCCTTTCCATCAACTTTTAGCCATATTAAAACCCAATGGCCATAGTCCATAGCCTGCCTAATTAAAAATATACAGGCCATACTAGGAGTAGATAATAAAACATTTAATACTCCATTATCAATTAATTCAGAATATAACATAACTGGGATTTTATTATCAGTTAATTCTCTCATCTCTGTATCAGTTAATGATTTGTCCATTTATTTCGGCTCTTATCTTCTATTTCTTTTATTTCGGCTCTTAGTTTGTTTAACTTTTTATTATCTTCTATGGCAAAATAAATGTTTCCTAGAATTAATCCAGTTCCAAAGCCTAATATATTTTTTATACTTTTTCTCATTCTTATATATATAGCAATTAAAAAAAAATGAAAATTATTAATGTTATAAAATCACCAAAAAAAAATAAAAGATTTCAGGCAATGGTAAAAACTGATGACTATGATGTATACAATCAAAGAATATATAAAAAAATAGATTTCGGAGATAAATTAGGTAATACCTTTATAGACCATCACAATGAACAGAAAAAAATAAATTATTGGAAAAGGCATTATAATAATCCTAGAGAAAGGCCATTTTTAGAACATCTTATTATGAGTCCAGCCCTATTATCTGGATATCTTCTATGGGGTGAATCTACAGATATGAGAGAAAATATAGTCATATTAAATAATATTTTATCTGAGGCCTAACATTTCTTCGGCTTCCATTGTTGCCCTTTTTCTATCAATAATTGACCGCTTCTTTAAAGCACTAGCAACATCATCAGCATTATATACGGCGGCACGATTCTGCCCCATTAAAATTTGTGGGGCATCATTTTTAAGTGTAATACTGCGGCCCCAGTCTGAATTCTTTAAATAATCTCTCATTCCTTTATCCATACCAATATGCTTTTCAAGACAATACTGCAAGTTTCTACTATTGCCAAGTCGTGGGAAATATATGAAGTTATTTAACTCATTTAAAATATTTCTAGTTGCTTTAGAATTCGCCGCTAAATGTGAAATCATAATTGTATGTATTAAATGCTTTCGCCCCTGTGTTAAAACTCTCTCAACTAAATTTTCTAGGGCTAATGCTCTTTTTT